TATTGAAAAATTCGGCACTGAAGCACAAAAGAAAGCATATCAAAAAAACGGGAAAATCAATCGTAACAGTAAACTATCTTTATTAAAAACACTTAATCAACATTTTGGATTTGTGAGCGTTATGAAAGATGGAGCGAAAAACAAATACATATTGAAAAATAAACGAGCAGAAAAGCAGGCACGTGATGTTAATTATACTTTTGACAATGAATTTTATGAGTTTAAAAATGTTGTTTATAAAGCAACGAATTTGAAAAATAACAAAATTTATATCGGGTCAACAATCTCAAATCTAGCGTATCGAATCGCACGACATAAATACGTTTCAACTCATGAAAGCGAAAGAGGATATCACAGAGAATTCTCAACAGCATTGCGAGAATTTGGGCTTGATAATTTTAAATTTGAGATTTTAGAAGTTGTTGATGAGAATGAAGATTTACGTAAAGTTGAATCATCATATATCTATTATTTTCAAAGCTATAAAAATGAAATCGGTTACAATACTGTCATCGGTGCGGGCGTTGACACAACAAAACTAAAAGGGGATAAGTAAAATGAAAAAAGATAATTTATATAAAAGCGTTGATTTAAAAGATTTGATTTTAAGATTTCAAAATGATAAAGATAACACGATTGTCAATGAGATAATGAAATTAGTTAATTGTGATTTAACAGAATTCGGAGACAAAGAAAAGGATTATAAAGATGTTAATCAACTTGTTTTTGTAGCTTATAGAATTAGAGCAAAGATGTTAAATGATTATTTTGAGAAAGAAAAAATGAACAATCTATATTGTTCAAAGGAAGAAAGAGAAGAGTTTGAGGGTTTGAAAGATTGGATTAATGATTTGATTGATGGTAAAGAATGGTTGAATATTAATAAAGAAGAAGTTTTAAATTATAACTTTGACAGTGTTAAGCGTTATGAATACCAAATTAAAAAATACTATAAAGGGCAAGCTTCAGATTTGTTTTATCTGATTAAGAAATTCGCACATTTAAATATTGATAGTCAAGCATTTAAGATTAAATTTAAAGCTGATGTCAAAGATGACAAGTTACCTTTGTTTAGAAAAGCGCTTAGATATGCATTGTCAAAAGTTGATGTTGAAAGAAGTGATAAAGAGATTGTCAAATACATAAATCGTTTGATGATGACTAAGTATATTCACTTAAACATTGATGCAACGGGCGTGAAACGGGTTAAAGTTGGCGATGAAACTTTCTATATCAAACCTAAATTCGATTTGTCAAATGTTGAAAATAGTGTGTGGATGATGTTAATTAACAAAAGTTTAGTGTTTGTTGGGGCTGATGCTTTTGATGATTATTTAACAAAATCGCAAAAACAATTGTTAAATGAAGCGTTTGAGATTGTGAAAGAACAATATAAGAATGAGAATGTAAATTTCTTTCATTTTGACAAAACGGGCAAGACATATTTAAATAAACGTGAGTTAGCTCATTTATTAGATGAAAACGAGACAAATCTAAAACAGAAATTAAAGAGGATTGAAACGAAAATTCATGAAAATTGGAAAACGGTCATGAACAATCGTAAAAAAGTCGGTTAATAGATAGTAAAAACGTTACACATTTGGATATAATTACTATGTTAGTGTAAAGGTTAAACGAGAGATATAAAAAAATAAAAATAATAAAATCAAGGCGCTCATTAATTGGGCGCTTTTCAAATTGAAAAAATAGGGGATAGAATAAAATGGATATTAATTTAATGACAGTCTTGGCTGGAGCATTTGGCAGTTTATTGACATATCTAGCAACAACTCAGAAACACAAGAAAGATTACAAATTAAGTGATAGATTGCAATTATCGAAAGAACAATATCAGTTAATTGAAGAATTAAAGGATATGATTTCTACACAACAAGCTGAGATTGATAAGTTAAAGATTGAAATCAAAGAATTGCAAGTTACAAACAGCGATTTGTTAATTGCTAACAGTTTACTTAAAAACGATTTAGCTAGATTAAATCAAAAATTTGATGAAATTTAAGGTTGTTGTTAATAAATGACAAAACGAGGGGTAAAATTAAATGTTGATGATGTAGTTGAAATTAAACGATTAATTTTAAAAAATGAATTAACAAATCAAGAAATTGCTGATATTTATGATGTAAGTAGAACTGTTATAAGCAGAATAAAAAGCGGTAAAAGATGGTCGAATGTCATTGTTGATGAAAAAGGCAATCACGTTAAAGAAGAGATTAAGCCCGAACAATTCACTGTCGAATACAAAGAAGATAATAAAAAAGAATTTAAAGTTAATAAAGATGATATTACCTATAAATATCGTTTACAGTTTGTGGATGAATACTTTGAATTTCGTAATTTAAAGATGAGAGCGAAAAGTGAGTACGATAATAATTTTATAATAAAGATTTATCGAAATCGTGGGTGGCTTTTCAATAATGAATATGATGATTTCATATCTGAAATTAGTTTAGTTGTGACTGAAACGGTTATGAAATTCGAGTCAAACGACAAAGATTTTAGTTGGTTTGAAGTTGATAAAGATTCTAAATCACGCAGATTATTAAGAAATGTGATTTATAAAGCAATTGACAAACGATTGTTAGATTATGCAAATCAATTAAATCATAATTATATTGAACAGAAAGACAATGTTCGAGAATATAAAACGTTTGAAATCGGCTCAACTGATGAATTAGTTGTGAACAGCGATTCAGCAAACGAAGAAGCGATGATTAACTTTTTAAGTGATGAACATAATCACTTTTATTTAAAGAATTATGATTATGAAGCATCTCCTTTTTTAAGATTTTTTAAAGATAATTATGAAAGTCTTTTAACTGACGAACAAATTAGATTTATGAACGTCATGAAGTTTTACGTTGATGCAGATAGCAGTTACACGCTACCTTACACGAGGATAGTTAATAAGCCTTATACACAATCAGCAATTACACATAATAAGCGTAGGATTCGTGAGCGCATTGAAACGGCTTACGATGAGTTTTTAAAAAATAATGAGAACGTCTAACAGCGTTCTCTAAGTTTTATTTAACTTATAATGAAACAGAAATTTTAATCTGTTTCGTATTTCTCTTGCTATTCTTGCCATGTTTTAGCACCTTTTCTAGAAACAGCGAATTCTTAATGTTTTCGCATGTTTCATTATAAGTTAAAAAATGAAATTTGAAGGTTTAATGAAGTGATTGCTAACACTTCAAACATTTCTCCTTTTATTTACATATTGTTTTGAATAGTTTTTTATTTTGCTTTAAAAGCGCTTTAACTTGATTGTTTTAGCGCTTTTAATCATTTCATTGAGCTTTCAAATTTCATTAAAGTTAGTTGTTAGTTAAAGAATCAAAAATCAAAAAAATTAATCGGGGGATTAAAAAATGAAAATGCAAGAAAAAATGGACAAGTTTGAGAAAGAATTGAATCTTGATTTAGAAAAGTTAGAATTGATGGTTGAACAATTAGAAAATAAATATCCTTTTTTAGAAATTGATGTTTACAAAGACATTAGAAAAAAAGAAGCGAAAGAATTCGCTGACGGATTTCTAGAAGAATGTGAAGATTTTAAAAGCGGATTTGTTGATGAAGAAGATGAAGACAATGACAATGAATAAAATCTTTTGTGATGATTGTAAATCAGACATTAACATTAAAATTAAATCTAAAAAGGTTGGCGAATACAAAGGCGAGAATATTAGATTTCATTATTTTAAGTGTAATGAGTGTAAAAGAAAATATTTTGTAAGTGTTGATTCTAAACGAGTTAGAAAGTTACAAAAGATTATTAAAGCGAATAATAAAAAGATTAAACAGATTCGAGATAATAGGATTAGAAGTGTTGACGGTGCGCAAGCACAAGATAGAGAGATTGAAAGATTATCGAAAGTAAATGATGATTGTAGACGTGAATTGATTGCGTTAACTGGGTTGTTTAAGAATATGTTTAAGTTGTGATTAGAAACGGCTGTTAGAGAATGACAGCCGTTAACTTATCGTTTTCTTTTAATGTATCTACTAAAATCTCAAAGAATTCAGTTATATCATTTAGAAAGTTTTCATTTAGTTCTTTGTCGAGTGTTTCAACTAATCTAGTCTCTTCAAGATTTAGATGTAAATCGTATGCAAGTAATTCTTCAAAATTAACACCTTTGATTTGTTTGATTTTTTTAAATTGGCTATTATTTAGCTTATAGTTATTATGCGCAAAGTGATTTCTAAGCGCATTATAGTTTATGAAACGCTTTTCTAGTGATTTTGAGATTGTAAAATCAAAACCATCTTGTAAAAATAAATAATACTTAAATATTCCATTTCCATCTATTTCATTAAGTTTATTTTCTTTATCAAGATTTATTGTAATTCGATACAATTCTGATTCAAAAAAAGAATATAATGTTAAGAATGTTGACTGTCTGATTGTAAACGGATATGAATATTGAATTCTCTCAAATTCGTCAGCGTAAAGATTTCTATATAGTTCTTGAGTCTCTTCATAAGATAAATTTTCTTTATCTTCACCGTATGTTCTCAAAAGATAATTTAATCTATTTTCAATAGATTCTTCAGTAGATTGAATGAAGTATTTGTAATCATCTAGCTGAGATAAGAAAAGGTGTGATTTTAAAGAGATTAATGCGTCAAGACCGTGTTTAATTGACATGATAGACCGCCTTTCTGTTGAATGAAATGATTGATATTTAAATGTTTGAAAAAAGCTGTTTAAAATTGTTGAATGGCTTTTTTTGTATGTTTAGAGATTGATAAAAGTATAACATAGAACGGATAATGAAACGATAATTAGAAGATAGTTAAATTATGGTTAAATGGGAATTTTAATTAATATATACATGAAATGTAAGTGTTCACTTACACTAATTCGGATTTGCCCAAAATTTTTAGGAGGTGAGCGAGTTGTTAACAAAGAAACAAATTACTTTAATTGAAAGAATCGTTGAGGGCGAAGAAACTGTTAAAGATATCTTAGCAGATTTAGACGTTCCAAAATCAACTTATTACGATTGGAAGAAAGTCAACAAAGAATTCAAAGAAGCGATGGACGAAGCCATTGAATTGAAAGTTGAACAAGCGAAGAAGAACATTAGAATGAATGTCAATAAGTATATTAGTCGCTTAGATACGTTATCAAAGTCGCAATCGAATCAGATGGCTTCCATTAACGCTATCACTAAGCTATTAGATTTAGCTCAATTGTTTGAAAACAAATCAGAAATCACTGTTAAATCAGATTTAAATTCTGAAGAGAAGAATCATTTATTAGATTTATTAGGATATGAAACTTCAAATTCTCAAAATTCTCAAAATGAAGATGAAGATTCTCAAGAATAATCTTAAACTTTATTCAATTTCTATTCATTTTCATGCCAATTAACAAAAAATTAAGCACTGACAAACGTTGATATAACAATGTTTATAGAGTGCATAAAATTTTGATTTTATTGAGTTTAATAAAGATAGATGAAAGTGTTGATATGATTGATGTTAAGAAAGAAACAAGCTTAAGATTTCTTTGTGAAATCTTAATCAGTTTATGAATATTTATTCATTGTGTATACAAGGGATAAAGTGATATGTAATTTAATTATATGTTACTTGAACAAGGGCAAGCAAGTATAAACAATAATGATATAACAAAGTCCTTATAATGTATCTTATAGGTGTACTTATATTACAGTATATAGGAACAAGGCACACAAGGTGAGCAAGGAATATAAGGGATTAAATGGATGTTGTAAACTGGATTGATTGAATAAACATGCAAAAGATGAAGACATGTGTTGATGTTGCTTTAAGATGTTTATTTAATTGATTGTGAGATGAGAGATGTGTGAGAGCGCATCTCTTTTTTAGGTGGGGGGTAGACACTTTTTGATTGAGATTTTGGGCGCATTACACCCTAAAAAAATTCGTGCTATTTTTAAAAAGTCCGACTTAAAAAAGAGTCCGGAAATTAAAAAGTCCGACACAAATTTAATTAAAAATTAAATTAAATTAAATCCAATTTATTCAAAATTAATTAATAAATTAATTAAATCAAAATTAATTAAAAATCAATTCATTAGAAAAAAGGATTTAAAAATTATGCAGTTAGTTCATTTTCTGCTCCCCGACATTTTTAAATCCTTTTTTGTGTTGAAAATTAATTGAATATTCAATAAATAATTTTTTAAATCAAATTTTTAAACATACAAAATTAAATCTTTAAACATACAAATAATCAAATATCAAAATTAAATAATTCAAATTCAAAAATAAAAGGCGGTGAATCATATTTCAAAACTCTCAACAAAAGAAACTGAATTGATGTTTGTCTATCTCAAAAAACATTTCTCAGATAATCAAATTAAAACCATTATACAAAATTATCCTTTAACTGGAACTAATGGTGTCAGAAAGATGTTAGCTGAAATAGACTTAGAATACTTTGCAAAAACCTATTTTCCTAAATATTTTAGTAAAGATTTTTGTGAATTTCATACAACTGTCATGCAAGAACTCGATTGGTTAATTAAAAATAAATCAAAAAGAATGGTTGTCGGTGTTCCTCGTGGTTACGGGAAATCAACATTATCTTCATTCTTGTTTCCGATTTATATTCTTTTATATAAGAAATTAAATTTCATTTTACTTGTCTCAGCCACTGAAGACACAGCCATCCCGTTTCTTAATATGATAAAAGATGAAATTTCATCAAATGATTTAATCATCGAAGATTTTGGGCAATTAAAGAAACCAAATCTAAAATGGTCATCAACTGAAATTCACTTGTCAAATGACACAGCCCTTGCTGTTCGAGGAATAGACGGTTCTATAAGAGGAATTCGCTATAAAGAACACAGAGCACAGCTTATAATCGGTGATGATTTGATAAAAGATGATGTTGCAGAATCAGCTTCCGCAAGAGAAAAGTTAGCGAACACTTACAAAGATTCATTACTTAACGCGGGCGATGAAAATTCTCGTGTTCTTGTTGTCGGCACTGTTCTTCATAATGAAGATATTTTATCTGAATTACTGTCACCCGAAACAACAGGTTACAAACAGCTATTCTTTCAATCAGTTTTAAACTTTTCTGAGTCTGAAAAATGGGCGCAATGGAGAAAGCTTTACACGTCTTTAGAAGATAAAGACAGAGAACAAACAGCCTATCAATATTTCATTAACAATCAAGATGAGATGTTAAAAAATACAAAAGTGTTGTGGGAAGAAAAATTTGATTACTACCATTTAATGAAAAAGCTCATTGATGACGGTGAAAGCTCATTCTATAAAGAAATGATGTGTCAACCAAGAGGGGCAGATGAATATGTCTTTCAGAATATCGAGTATTTCAAACAGTTACCAGATTTAAAAGATTGTCAAGTTGTTATGTCGGTTGACGTTGCAATGGGAAAAAAGAAAGGTGATTTTTCAGCCGTTACAATCTTAGCTAAGAATAAACAGACTAATTATAAATATGTTGTCGATGGAGATATTCAAAGAATCAAGCCCGATAAGTTAATTGATTTAATCATCAAGAAACTCAAAAATTATGATGGTCTTGTTGATGCGCTTGTCTTTGAAGCCGTAGCGTTTCAAGAATATTTACTTGATAATCTCAAAAAAAGGTTAAAGAAAGAAGACATTTATATTCGAGTTATTCCTTTAAAACCCAAAGGCAAGAAAGAAACTAGAATAATGCAGTTACAGCCAGACATAGCTAACGGCACGATTAAATTTAATCAAGATAACATGAAATATAATGCTCAAGTTAAAGATTGGAACGCTCGTGCAAAAAACGATGATGCGGTCGATAGCTTGCAAATGGCTTGGGAACAAATTAATAAATTAACTAAAAGAAAGCAAGTCAGACCTAAACCGTCTTGGCTATAAAACAAAAATGAAAGGGGGAAAATGATTTGAACATTAATTTTAAAACTAAAAGACATCAAAGATATAAAAAGTATTGGGATATTTTTGACAACAATCCAGCTTTTAATAGAACGAAAAATAAATATATCGCCATTCCTTTAGCTTCAGAGATTGCTAAACTTTATAGAGATTTAAGTTTTAGAAATCCAATCACACCAATTATAAAAGATAATCAAGATGCATCTAATGCGATTGACCGCATTATTTATGATAATGATTTTAACACAATGTTATCTGAAGCTTCAATTACACAAGCTGTAAAAGGTGGGGTTGTGATTAAGAATTATCTTGAGGGCAATAAATCTAAGATTACATTCATTCAACCAGAATTTTATTTCCCAGTGTTGAATCCTTTGAATCAAAGAGAGGTTGTCAGTGAAACAATCGCTATCCCAGTGGACGAGGGAAAAGATACATATCTTTACACTGAGACATATGAAAAAAGAGACAATGAATATTGGTGCATTATTCAAAAATTCTTTTTTAACAATAATCAAAAAGGCGCTGAAATTGTTGAGGAAAAAACTGAAGTAAATACAAAATTAACTGAATCACCGCTTACGTATGTTCCATTTACACGCAATAACGGTGATTTTTACGGGTATTCTCTTTATTTTGGGATGACAGATTTATTTGAAGAATATAATTGGCGAGTGTCTCAGATTTCTAAAATTTTAGACGCTCATACAAATCCAAGTATTGTTGGAAGTCCTGCACTTTTAGATGAGGGATATAAATTTTCTAAAAGTGAAAATGGTTTATTCATTCCCGTTGAAAATGGAGAAGAGAAACCGAGTTATCTAACTTGGGAATCTCAGTTAACAGCAAACTTTGATTATATTGACAATATTATTATGAAAGCGATTCATTTTGTGACACCGCTAAATTCAAATTTATATGGTTTAACAAAAGAATCAGCTAACTCTTCAGCTTTATCTATTAAACTAAAAGCATTTAGAACGTCAACAACAATTGAGAATTCTCTAAAATATTGGGAACGTTCTATTAGAAAGATTTTGTATGTTGCGCAAGAATTAGATGTCATGGCAGGGGCTGACTACACGCCAGTATTGCCAAATATTGAAATGAGTCCAAGCATGCCAGAAGACAGCTATACGAATGCACAAGAAGAACAATTAAAAATTGTAAGCGGAGCGACTTCAATTAAGTCAGCTATTTCAAGATTGAATCCACATTTAACAAAACAAGAAATCGAAGATGAGTTTATTGAGATTTTAAACGAGCAAAATGTGAAAGAAACGATGTCGTTTCTAGGTGGCTCGTCATCAGCAACTTTTGAAAGTGATGAATAAAAATGGATGAATTAAAATTTGACTCAATTGAAGAAATAGACGAAGAGACTCAAAAATTAATCATGAAATATGTCGTTGCTCAATCTTATGTTATTAGATTGTTGAAACAACAAATCAATCAGAATTTAAATGAACAACAATCACAGTTTCTGTTGTCTAAGATTCAAGGACGCTTGAAAGAATTAGATAATGAAGCTTTAATATATATCAAAAATGTTTTTCCCCAATATTATTATTTGAGTTTGAATGTTTTAGATAATGTAGTTGTTGATTTAGACGGTGTTAAAATTTTAAAAGGTGCAGAACATGCGATTCACAAGCAAGCTTTAAAAAGAGCACAAGAAGACTTGTTTAAAGATTTAGCTAAACGAACTAGATTTATGAGTGAATCAGCTAAGAAAATCATACGTGAAAATAGTAAAAGTTTACTTGAAGCGATGATTGAACAAGGCACAAGTCAGAAACAAATCAAGCAAGAATTAAAAGATTTGTTAGAGAAAAAAGGGGTTTCAAGTTTCATTGATGCTAGTAAGAAAAATTGGAAGATTGATAGATATGTTGACATGGCTGTCAGAACTAAATCAAGGATTTTACACAATGAGGGTACTATCAACCGTTTAAAAGAATATCAAGAAAATTCGTTAACGTATGATGAAAATTTTGATTTAATTCAAATTTCAAATCATAACGCTGAAGATTGGTGTTCTTTATATGAAGATAAAGTTTATTCTGTTACTGGAAATCATCCAGTTTATCCGAGTGTTGAAACATTGCCTAATTATCCTTATAAAATTTTTCACCCGAATTGTAAACATGTTTGGTTACCTTATGTAATCGGCTTACGTGGAAGCGGTCAAAGAATAGATGGTAAATATCAAAATCTATCTATCAAAGAACTTAATAAAATTGAGTACGAACAAAGAACAAACAAAAATTAAAATATCAAAATTCCGTGGACTCAACCACGTTAAAAAATGTGATGGGAGATATTTAAAAATGAATCAAAATCAAGAAACTGTAAATGAAACAAAAGATAATCAAGAAACTGAATTAAATCAAGAAAAAGAAACTGTTGAAGAATCTGAGTTAAACGCATCGTCATCATCAGACGTTAAAAATGCTAAAGCGGTTAATGAAGATGATAAATCGGAAACAAACAAAATCAGCGAAGAATCGGAAACAAGTCCACAAGATGGAGAAGATGAAAATCAAGAATCTGATGAAACTGATAAATCTGTTGAAGATGATAAAACAGTGCCTTATAAACGATTTAAAGAGGTTAATGAAAAATATCAAGCGTTAAAAGTTGAGTTTGATAAATTAAAAGAATCAAATTCAACAAAATCAGATGTTGAGAATGCTGAATTAATCAAATATAAAGAAGCATTTAACAGCACATTAGAATCAAAGTTAAATGAAATCCCAGAATCATATCGGGATTTAATCCCAGATGTTGGAGATTTTGAAAAACTACAATGGATTGACAACGCTATTTCAAAGGGCTTATTTAAAAAAGAAGCGGTAGAATTTGGAAACAAAGTTAATAATCCATCAGTTGAAGAAAAAGACAATGATGTAAGTTTTATCAAAAATTTAAGTCGTAAGTTTTAAAGAATTAATTAAATTAAAATATTAAAAAATCGGAAACGGTCATCAAAATTTGATGGCTTTATTTGTCGTTGAAAATAACGACAACAAAAATTAAAAAAGAAAAAAGGATGAATTTATAATGACATTAAAAGCACAAAACCAAGGTGTATTATCAAAAGAAATCGCAACTGAGGTTGTAAAAGGAGTACAAAAAGGTTCTGCAATCATGAATCTTTCACGTATTGAGCCAATGAAGACAGGCGAGAAAGTAATCCCAGTATTAAATGGTTTGAACGCTTACGTTGTGGGTGAGGGCGAAGCGATTGGAACAGCAGACGGAGCGTTTGCACCAGTAACGCTTAAAACTGAAAAATTTGCTATCATCGTTCCTTTCTCAAACGAGTTAGTTAATGAATCAATCGTTGACGTTTTTGAAGAAATCAAAGATGATGTGAACGAACAGTTCGCAAGATTATTTGATACTAGAGCAATTGCAAAAATCAATACAGCAGTAGCATCAAACACAGTTACAGAGGGAGCAACAGCAGGACAGACACTAGCTGAAGATTTATCTGATGCGATGGCTTTAGCTGAAGCAAAAGGATACGATGTTAACGGTTTTGTAACAGCACATTCAACTAAAAATCGTTTACGTAAATTGAAAGATGCTAACGGTAACAGCCTTTACACTCCATCGATTTCAGCAGAGATGACTGACGAATTGTACGGTCAACCACTTGAATATTCATTCGGTCTGGATGCAGGTACAACCGCTGTTATGGGTGATTTCAAATATTCAGTAGCTGGAATCAAAGGCGATATTGAGTATAAACTTCTTGAAGAAGCAACAGTTAACGGCATCAACTTGGCAGAACAAGACATGAGCGCTTTAAGAATCATCGGTCACTTTGCTTATGCAGTAACTAAAGAAGATGCATTCTCAGCTTTAAAAGCACAAGCTTAATCTGAAGACTTTCTTAAAAATAGAGAGAGCTTAGATTGAGCTTTCTCTATTTACAATCTTAAAAAAAAGGAGGTCTCAAAATTTAATGGATGGAACTATTATTAAAGTTAGAAACAATAACAATGAAGTCATCGAAGTTTCTAAAGTTGCTTACGATGTACTATATTCTAAACGTGATGGCTTTTCATTATATAGTGAAGACGAATATGAAACTACTCAAGCAGAAACTGAAGCAACTGAAGAAACAAAAGAAGTTGTTGAAGAATCAGAAAAAACTGATGCAAAAACAACAGAAAAAGCTGTTGAAGAAACAAAGTCAGTTAAAAAAAGAGGCAGACCGAAAAAGAAAAGCGGTGGTGACAAGTGATTGAATTAACTCAGTTAATTGTCGAAGCTGATTCATATTTTAAATCACATGTCGAGAAAGATGTTTGGGAAAATTTAGATGAGGAAACTAAATTGAGTTTACTAAATAAAGCCCAAACAATCATTTTAGATGTCTTAGATTTAAGAAATGATGTTTTCGAGAAATCTATTTATAAATATGCCATTTTTGAACAAGCAATCTATTTAAAAACTGTTGACAAAGAGCGTTTACGCTTACAAAGTCAAGGTGTTATCTCATATAAGATTGATGATATCTCATTTAACATGCAAACAACCGCTTTTAATCCATTAGTTAAAGAAATGTTAAAAAAATACATTTACATAAAGATGGGTGAGATTGAATGTTAACACTTCATCAGAAATGTATTTTATTTAAAGTTGGACGAGATGGTTACGGGAACGTTACTAAATTGGATGAAAAGCAAGTGAATTGCAGGGTTAAAGAAAAATATCAGACTGTTAAGAATAGAGAAGCACTTGAGAAAGTTAGTGAATTAGAAATCACTTTAGATAAATCAGCTTACATTGATTTTGACTATAAAATTCAAATCGTCAATGACGATGGAAGCTTATCACGTGAACATTCTATTTTATCGTTTAAGTTAACTAGAAACACAATCGGTGAAGTAGTTAAAAAGGTCGTGTATATCTAATGAAGACGATTAAATTAGAAGACTTTGGTGATGAGCTTCAAAAATT